ACTGCAACTCAAGTGAGAACAGCTTTATTATCATAACATTAACGAGGGGGATTACTCCCCCTCTTTTTTAGGGGTATTATGAAACAACAAATAATGGCAGATGGTAGAGTGGCTATAAATTTAGCTGGATATTCTATCTTTGCAGAAAAAAAATTAAGTTTAGATCAGTTACAAGATGTAACAAAAAATCTTAATGAATTAAATGCCCTAGTAGAAAAATCAGATAAAGATAAATTAGATGAAGAAGAAAGAAAAAGACTTAGAGCTATTGCTATGTATTTAGGAAAAACTTATAAAATAAGTAATATTACAGGTAAAAAAGTTTCTATGATGATACCAGGTGGTAAAAAATAATGGCAGTAACAAAAATAGATATAGCTTCAAGAGCATTAATAATGATCGGATCTAATCCGATTTCGTCATTTACAGACGATACTACAGAAGCATTAGTAACAAATAATATTTATGAAGAAATTATAGAATCTACTTTATGTAGAGCAAGATGGAGATTTGCTACAGAACAACAACAACTATCTTTATTAGCAAATGCTCCTACTGGTAGATATGAATATGCATATCAAATACCTACAAGTCCACAATGTTTACAAATAATATCAATAACTGAAAATGATATAAATATACAATATGCAAGATATGGAGATAAAATATTTGTAGATGGACATGGTAGTCAAAGTAAATTAATTATGGATTACATCTTTAGACAAGATGAAAGTGAGTTTCCACCCTACTTTAGATTAGCAGTAGAATACAAACTTGCAAGTGTATTTGCTGGAGCTATAGCAAGAGATTCAGCTATGGTTAGAGAGTTTGATAACTTAGCAGAAAGACAAATACTTATAGCAAGAAATACTGAATCAGCAGAAACTACAACTAAAAAACTAGCAACTGACAGATTCATAAATGAGAGAAGAAGTAGTCGTAGTGGCTTAGTGGTAGGATAATGCCTAGAAAGGTTAGACAAGTCTTTACTAACTTTTCTTCTGGAGAGTTAAACAATCTTTTAAATGCTCGTACAGATGCTAAAGCATATTTTGAGGGAGCAAAACAATGTCGTAATTGGTATTTGTTAGATGAGGGTGGTCTTATGCGTAGACCAGCTACAGAATACAAAGCTACATTACCAGCACAATCAAGACTTATACCTTTTATATTTTCTAATGATGAAACTGCTTTGTTTGCATTTAGTAATAATAGACTAGATGTATACAGCTCTACTGGATCTGTAGTCCAGGCTAACATAACTTCTAATTGTAACTGGAGTACAGCTCAGTTATTTGAACTAAACTTTGCACAGTTTGGAGATACAGTATTTATTACACATAGAAATAATCCTATAAGAAAAATAGTTAGAGCTTCTGCATCATCTTTTTCTGTTTCTGCTTTTGAGTTTGAACTAGATGATACAGTTACAACAAATGGTGTAAGTAAAACTACAGCTCCTTTTCATAGATATGCAGATCCTGGTGTTACAATTACTCCATCAGCTACAAGTGGTAATAGTGTTACACTAACAGCTTCTGCTAATTTATTTACATCAGATCATGTTGGTGTATATTTTGAAATAGGAACTACACCTAAACAAGTTAAGATTACAGGATTTACAAGTGCAACAGAAGTAACTTGTCAAGTTATAGAAACACTTGCAAATACAAATGCAGAATCAGATCATACAGAAGAACTTATATCTGCTGAAAGAGGATTTCCACAAGCTGTATCATTCCATGATAATAGACTATGGTTTGGTGGTGTAAGAGATAAACCATCAGCTGTTGTTGCAAGTCAGATAGCTGGATATTTTAATTTTGCTTTAGGAACTGGTTTAGCAAATGAAGCAATCAATGTTGCTATTACAGGAGATAGAGTAAATGAGATTAGACATTTTGTATCTTCAAGAAACTTACAAATATTTACAGATGGATCAGAATATTTTATTCCAGTATCATCTCAATCTGCTGCTATAACTCCTAGCAGTATAGCTTTTCTAAGACAAACACCATATGGTTGTAATAGAGCTAGTCCTGTGCCTTTTGATGGAGCAACTTTATTTACACAAAAAAATGGTAAAGCAATTAGAGAGTATATCTTTTCTGATGTTGAACAAGCATATAGATCTACAGCTGTTTCGGTCTTAGCTTCTCATCTTATTGATACACCAAAACAACACGCTATGATTACAGGTAATGCAGAAAAACCAGAACAGTTTGCATTTTTCTTAAATAGTGGATCTACACATGAGGGTAAACTTGCAGTATTTCATAGTGTAAGAAATGAAAAGATTGCTGGTTGGACAATGTATGAAACACAAACAGGAGATAAGTTTGATAGTATAACTGCTATAAATGAAAACCTATATGTATCTGTAAAAAGAACTGTACCATCTGGAACAATATATACATTAGAAAAGTTTGCAGATACTGATGCAATTACTTTAGATTGTTCTACAACAACAACTGTATTTCAAAAAGGTACACCATTAGTAAATGGAGCTAGTCAAACAGGAACGACAATAAATGTAGATGGCTTTACTACTACTCCACAAGTACAAGAATCTTTTACTATTGCTGGTGTTACTGGCACATATACAATTACAGCTGTAACTAATACAGCTTCTGGACAGCTTCTTACACTAGATACAGCTCTAGCATCATCTCCATCAGATAATGCAGCTATAACTATTGTAAATGGATTCTTACATACAGTAAATGCTGTATACGAAAATACAGATAAAGTATTTGCAGTATTTGGTAATGGATCTCTAGGAGAGTTTACAGTAGATTCTAATAGCAGAATAACACTTACATCAGCTCCTTTTCCTACTGGTGTTCGTGTAGGATTTAATTTTACACCTATATTAGAAACTATGCCAATAGATAAAGAGATAGATACTGGTCCATTAACTGGTCAGCCAAAAAGAGTAAACAAAGCTATTGTAGATATATCTTCTGGATTAGATGTTACATTGAAAGCTCAAGATCTATCTGCAAAAGAATTAGTTATACAACAAGTAAACTTTACAGCTGGTACAGATATTACACCAGTAACTGATAAAAAAGAATTTAATTTCTTGGGATATAGTAAAAGTCCTACTATAACTATATCTCAAAATGATCCCTTACCACTTAAGGTATTGGGTGTAGCTATGGAGATACAGTTCGCATAATGGGTTTAAGTGCATCAACATTATTTTTAATAAGTACAGCTGCTACTACTATTGGTACAATTTCTAGTGTAAGAGCGCAACGAGCTGCGATTCTTAGAGAAAACTATAGACTAGAAACTGAAAGAAAATTAGCAGAAGTACAAGCATTAGAAGAAGGAAATGCAAGAACAGAAATAGGATTACAAGAATTAGCTAATAACTTAGCATATCAATCTACTGCTGGATATTTAGATAACAGCATGAGTTTTATAAATATAAACAGACAAGTTAAGAAAAACACAGAAAAAGACTTAGCTAATATTAGACTTATGGGTAAATCAACACAAAATAAATTTAGACAAAGATTATTTGAAAATGAATATCAATCTCAACAATTATTGTTTGGAGGATATACAAGTGCTGCAGCATCACTTACAAGTGGTTTTGCAAGAAGTAAATATTATAAAGGATCAGAAACAGTATAATGGCATTAACACCTGGTAAAAAAAGAGTAAGCACAACTGGTAGCTCAGTATCACAACTATCTGGAAGAATGGGTGTTGTTAGAGCTACAACAGCTGATTGGGTAGCTACAGCTTCTGAAGCATTAGGAACTAGTCTTAATGAAATGGGCAAAATGGCTGCTTTGCAAGAAGAACAAAAATATAAATCTAAATTTACAATAGATGCAATAAACTTTTTTAACAAAGCTAAAAATGACAATATGAAAAGCACTGAGGGTTTTTATAATGTTGTAGATAGTTATATTGAAACTACTGTTAAAAATGCTCCTTTTAGATTTAAGTCATATGCAGAACAATATTTATCAAGTTTAGCTGCAAGTAAAGGACAAGAAATACATAATAATGTTAGAGCAATAAATGAAAATGATAACATACTTTCATGGACAGAATCTAGTAATAAAAATGTAGATGATCTTATGCAAACTATTCGAGGTTTTACTGTTGAAAACTTTGATGAAAATATGGCAGCTTTAGAAGATAGATTTCGTGAAGAAGAAATAAACTTAACAAATCTTAGAGCATCTATAACAAATCCTAGCAGACTAGCAGCATTACCAAGTATAGAATCACATAATAGTTCTATACTTAAAAAATTAGAAACAGAAAAAATAACATTATATAGTAATGCAGAACTTTCAGCTGCACATACTAAAGACCAAGAAACTTTAATAGGTAAAGATTTAGATGGAGATGGAGTAATATCTCAAAAACTAGCAGATGGTACTACATATTTATCTAAAGCTATTAGCTCAGTAAATGGTGTATTGTCTGCATATCAAAACGATAGAAACAAAGGATATGGTAATAACTATTTTCCAAAAAGTTTAGATCAAGATAGAGCAGAAATAATTACTGATGTTCAAGCAGCTAATGAATCATTAATAAAATCTTTTGATAGTCAGCAGTTAAAAATACAACTAGATAATAAAATAACAAATACAAATGGATTAAATGTAATAAACAATGCTTCTAATACTCCAGATATATTAAAACAATTCGAAAACATAGACCAGCTAAAAGGAGCTATTTCTATGTTTGATATTACTGAAAATGCTGGATTGTATGAAGAAATATTAAATAATTATACATTACAAAGTATATTAAACGATAATCAAAATTATTTAATAGCAAAACCAGAAGATGGTAGATTAACTATTACAGTAGGTGGACAAGAAAAATCATTAAAACTTACAAACAATATATTTGATGATGTTTTAACTAACATAAATAATCAATTAAAAGTTGCTGGTATTGACGATAAATATACAAAAGAACAAATAACTGATGGGTTGTTAAATTCTTTATACTATAATCTTACAAGCACTAACTTTACTGGAGGAAAAAATATTGATTCATCATTTTTTAGTAGCACACTTTCAAATGGAGAGCTTAATCAAAACTTAGCTTACTTAACAATGGTAGCTTCAACATTTGGAATAGTACCAGAAAGATTAGGATCTGTAATAAACAACTGGGAAACTATGAACTTAGATACTCCAGAAGATATACAATATTTAGTAAATATGGCTACAGCTGTAAATCAAATTAAACAAACATCTACTGCTAAAGTAATTAATATAAAAGGTATAGATCCAAAAGCACAACTATACTTACAAGAGTTTTATAAAGATTATAGTCAAAGAGCAGATATAAATAATCAACTTGTAGCTAGAGGAGAACAACCTAGAATAGATTTAGATACATATACAAAAAACTGGTTTCAGCTTAGAGATAGTAAAGACACAGATTCAGTAGATAAAATTGTAAATGAGTTTGCAATTAAAACTACAGGTATCAATGGAGATAATGAAGAATATAATTTAATAATGGAAGAATTAATTATAGAAAATTTAAAAAGTGTAAATGATGGAATATGGAATAACATAACAGAATTTTTTGGATATGAAAGAGGAGTAGTAAGTGGCACACCTAGAATGGAATCTCATATAGGTATACCTGGATTAAGATGGTTATTAATGACACCAGATGAAGATGCACTTGCTTTTGAAGAAAATTTTGCAAGAGAAATATACACAGATTTATTACCAGATTATATACCTTGGTATTACAAATCTAAAAATATGAATGAGTTAGATATTAGGCAAAGAAGTAAAGAACAAATAACACAAGATCTAAAAGAAATGATTGGTTTTGTTACAAACGATCTTCAAACATTAGGGTACATGGTAGTAGATGAGTAAAATATTAAAACAATATCCTATGTTTGAGTATCATACTAAACAACTTGGTATGGACCCAGATGATGTAAAAGCTGATGCTGTATTTACAATTATAGATTCTATTATGAGATTAAGTAATGAAGAAAGATCAGAACTTGGAATAACAGATAACTTTTTTGAAACAAATCAAATATACGATATGCTGCCAAAGTCTATGGGTGGTAATGGACAAATACAATTTGAGTATATTCCAAACACAGGAACAACAGATACACTAAATAAATATTATAATATAAAAATAGATTTTGATGGAGATGGATTTTTTTTACAACTTAATAATGTAGATGATCCAAGATTAAAATATACACCTTTACCTTTAGAAGAGAAGTTTAAACAAAAATATCCAATGACACCAAATGAATTAAAAGAAGAAAACTTACAAAACTATATGAAAGATGGAAAGGAAGAGAGAAATAAAATTTATGACAAGTTAGGTCTAAGTGGTTTTGCAGCTGATCTTGATGGAGCATATTATAATTTTTTAAAGTTTCAAAGATCACTACTAGATTTAGGACAAGACAATTCTGAAAAAATATTAAGAGAGTTCGGTATAGATATACAAATGAATAAGTTTCAAAGACTATCTCAAAATATTTTATTAGATGAAGCTGCATTAAGAGAAGTACAAAGAACAAGAGGAGATCAATTTGTTACGTCAATATATGGAACTAAAGGAGATACTATGACAGAAAGAAATATATTATTTGATTACATATCTGAAAATGAGGGTGGTTATCATTCTACAGCATATGAAACTTCTAGAGGTAATGGCGATTGGACAGTAGGTCATGGACTTTCATTAAAAGATGAAACTGTAAAATCAGAACTAGCAAAAAGAGGATATGATGTAGATAGTCTTATAGCTGGAGAAAGTAAAATAACATACAAAGATTCAGTTATGATAGCTACTATTATGATGGATCAAAAATACAATATGGTAAAAGACAAAGCTGCAAAGTTTGGCATTGATATTACTGGAGATAAAAATTCTTATCTTGCTATGGCTATGATAGATCTAGCATACCAGGGATTACTAGGAGATAGATTTATGACAGCTATGGGCGATTACATAAGAACAGGAGATAGAAAGTTTATAGGAGAGTTTGAGCCATATATAGAGGGTGGTTTAAGTGGTAGTGATGCAAGATATGCAGCTACAAATCCAACAGTATTTGGAGAACTAGCTAATGATGGTACAATTTACAAAAACAAAAATATGGGTGGTGTTTTAACTAGAATGAATAAACACAAAACACTTATAGAAATGTGGTTAAATGGACAACATACTAATTTATTAAATTTAGACTTTACTACTAAACCAGCAGAAGATGTTTACGATAAGGAAGAATCAGAAAGAAAATACTAATGCCTTTTGTAAGTCCTATTGGTAAACAATCTTACTTTGATGTTAATCCACTAAAAGTTAGAAATAATTTTACAGCAGATCAAAATTTTTTTGGTACTGTAAATAATATTAGAAAAGGATTTATAGACGAAAATTTAGTTTTTTTAGGTGGTAGATATATTGCAAGTGCTATTATGGGTACTAATAGTACATATGAAATAGATCAATCATATGATGTTTTTACAGATCCACAGCTAATAGGATTAGAAGATTATATTGGTCAATTTGTACATTCCAGAAATCAAGAACATACAAAATATTTAAAAGAAGAATTTTTAAGTAATATGAAAACTAATATGGGATCTCCATCTTATATTGTTGGTAGAGTATTAGGTGGTCTTACAGATCCATCAAGTTTATTTATGTTTACTAAAGCTGGTAGATTTTTATTTACTGGTAGTAGATTATCAAGAGCTACTAAGTCTGGAGTTACAATAGCAGCAGAAGAACAAAGCAAAAGATTTTTTGATGATACAAGACCTATAAGTTATTCTATGATGATTACTGCTGGTGGTTTTATTATACCAGCTATACTTCCAGCGTTAAAACCTAGTGCTGGTAAAAAGTTTGATCAAACTGCTGATATGCTTGATGAAGCTGATGATGCAGCATTTCAACAAGGTACAGTAGGAGCTGCTATACCAGCTGGTACTAAAATAGAAAAAGTAGACATACTACCAGAAAATCAAATACAACCTACAGGAGCTGGTGTATTTGGAGAACAAGGTCCATTTAATCCAATATTTAGAGTATTAAAAAATGGTATAGGATCTGCACAAGAATTTATAGAAAGAACTTTAGAGGGAGCTTTATACCAAAGAAAAAACTTTGTTGATGGTGTTACAAAGCCAAGTATTGAAAGAGCAATTAAAATGCGGTTTGCTCCTCTTATTGTAGAAACAAATACAGCAATACAAGAAATATATAATAAATATTTACAAAGACTTGGAGCTAGTAAACAAAACTTTGTAGACAGAACTTTTGATACAAAATTTATGCGAGGTAAAGAAGTAATGTCTCCAAGAGAATTTAGAGAAAAAGTTTTTGAAGCAAGAATGGGCAACAAAAATTTAGATCCAGAAGTTATAGAAGCTGCAAGAAAATTAGATAACTTCTATGGTCCAATAGGTAAAGAGTATGATGAGTTACAAATAGCAACTACATTTATAGAAAGATACATTAACAGATTAGATGATATTATAGGTAGAACTAAAAACAATAAAAAAGTAAATGATCTTACTAAACTAAAAGAAAAACTAGAAAAAAGATTAGACTATATAAAACAAAATGGATCATTGAAAAAAAATGATTACATTAACATTGTATATAGAAGAGATGTTATTGATTCAAGATTTGATGAATTTAAAGATTTATTATCAAGACTACTTAGAGAAAAAAATCCAACAATAACACAATCAGAAATAGATGAAATAGTAGAGGGATTCAAAGGATATACACCTGTTATACAATATAATAATTTAGCAGACGAAATAAAATTAGCTACAGCTAAAGGAGAAACTGTAGATATTGATGAGTTTATAAATAAAATAAATAAAATATCTTCTAGGTTTCAAAGCAGAAATCTTAATATAGATTATATGAAACTAGCTAATGCTGGATTTATAGAAAAAGATATAAATATTTTACAAAGATTATATTACAATCAAACTATACCAGATATTGAAATAACAAAAATATTTGGAGATCCAATGGGATATGGAACAAAGTATGTACAAGGTGGATCTTATCAAAAAGGTATACAACAAATATCAGATGAATATGATGAGCTAATAGAAAATGCAGCATCTACAGTACAAAAGAATAAATTAATAAAACAAAAAGAAGAAATACTTGTAGACTTAGATGCAGCTATACATTTACTTAGAGGTACATATGGATTAGCTGATGATCCTAATAGATTTATATCAAGAGGTATTAGAATAGGTAAATTATACAATGCTCTAACTATGCTTACTGGTATAGCTCAAACTGTAGATGTAGCAAGATTAGTAATGGTAAATGGTATTACTAGAACTTTTAGAAATTCATATGAAGCATTAACAAGTGGATATGCAAAAGAAATATTTAATATGTCTAAAAGATCAGCACAGTTAGGTGGAGAAGCATTAGATATGTGGAACAGCTCAAGAGCTATGTCTATGTATGGTGTAGAAGATGCTTTTGGTGTTTTTAATAGATTTGAAAGAGGTTTTAGTTCTTTAGGTAATTTATATTTTACATTCTTAAATCTAAGTAACCCATGGAATACAGCAGCTAAAAGTATTGCATCATTATTTAATGGTACTAGACTTATAGAAGTAGCAGAACAAATAGCAAAAGGCGAAAAAGTTACAAAAGTAAATAGAGCTAGAATGTTAAATCTAGGTATAAATGACGATATGGCTAAACAAATATATCAACAATATCAAAAATATGGTGTTGGTAAAAATGGTAAAAAAACATTTAAGCAAAATGGAGATGATTACAAAACTATGAGAGTAGCTAATTCTGATGCTTGGGATAATAGAGCTGCAGCTGATGCTTATCATAATGCTATAGGTAAACAATCTAATATAGATATTGTTACACCATCAAAAGGAGATGTACCATTGTGGGCAAACACAGAATTAGGTGGAGTATTACTACAGTTTAAAAAGTTTGGTATAGCTTCTACACAAAGAATGTTATTAAGAGGTTTACAAGAAAGAGATGCAAACTTCTTCCAGGGCGTATTATTATTAATGGCAGCTGGAGCTATGGTAGATGCGTTTAGACAAAAAGCATTTAACAGAAAATATGAAAATAAACCACTTGGACAAAAAATAGTAGATGCTTTTGATAGATCTGGTCTCGGTGGTATATATTCAGATATAAACAACTCATTAGAAAGATTAGCTAATAATCAAATAGGACTTAGACCTTTGCTTGGAGCAAAAAAACCTTATGGTACTTACAAAGATCAAAGAAAAACTCTTGGACCTTATGGTATGCCAATAGCAGATATACTTGGTCCAAGTGCATCTCAGATAGAAAATATAGCTGATATAATGTTTACCTGGGGTACAGGTAAGTACAACCATCACACAGCAAGGAATGTGCGTAGACTTGTTCCATTTCAAAATGTATGGTTTCTGGATTCATTATTTGATAGTATGGAGAAAAACGTTTTAAGATGAGTATACAAATATCTGATACAAGTGCTAGAATACAGTATACAGCCACAGGTGGACAAACTGTATTTGCAGTACCATTTGAATTTTTTAGTGATTCTGACTTACAGGTAATAAAAACATCTAGTGGTGTAGATACTACACTTACTTTAGCTTCTAATCCTAGTAGTGCAGCTCAATATTCTGTTACTGGAGCTGGTGTTACTGGGGGTGGTAATGTAACTTTAGGTGGAGGAGCTACAGTAAATGATAAGTATACAATCCTAAGAAATCTGCCTACATCAAGAACAAGTGATTTTCCTAGTTCTGGTACATTTCCTATAGAAACTCTTAATACTGAATTAGATAAACTTGTTGCCTTAATACAACAGAATGAAGTAGATATTAAATTATCGCCTAAAGCTGCGTCTACAACATCAACAGCTTTTGGTCTTACATTTCCAGAGCTTTCGGCTAATAAAATACTTAGCGTAAATTCTTCTGGTAATGCTTTACAATTTACACAAGAAATAGGTACAAATCGTGGTAACTGGGCAACTACTACTGCTTATAATGAAAGAGATATAGTCAAAGATACATCAACAAATAATGTTTTTATTGTTAATGCTGCTCATACTTCTAGTGGATCACAACCTCTTACAACTAATGCAAACTCAGCAAAATATGATTTATTAGTAGATGCTGCTAGTGCAACTACAAGTGCAACAAATGCAGCTTCAAGTGCTACAGCTGCAGCAAGTTCTGCAACTGCTGCTTCTAGTTCTGCATCAACTGCATCTACTCAAGCATCAAATGCTGCAAGTTCAGCTACTTCGGCAGCCAATAGTTTTGATTCTTTTGATGACAGATATTTAGGAGCAAAATCTTCTGAGCCATCTACAGATAATGATGGAGATGCTCTTGTTACAGGAGCATTATTTTTTGACACAACTGCAAATGCTACAAAAGTATATACAGGATCAGCATGG